GCCGTAGGTCGTGATGATCGTGCACTTGTCAATGCGGTCAGCATAGCCCTCCACCGTGTGCGGAAACTGCACGACGAGCCCGTCGGACGCGCCCGCGTCCGGCGCGGCGGGGGCAGAGGGAAACGTGATCGTGCCCGCCGCGCGGTCGAGTGTGAAGTCCGTGACCTCCTCGCCCCAGACCCACGCGCGCACCGCACCGGATACGTCGATCTCGCCGTCGAGCGTGAATTTCACGCTCTTTCCGTCGGTCTGAAAAGCGTTCTTCCGGTACGGTGTGAGCAGGTTGACCGCCTCATAGGAAACCCCGCCGCCGGAGGGGCTGCGCGTGATCGTCGTCGTGGGGACATACGCCCCCGAAGCGGATACGCGCTTTGCCTCCGTCCCATCATAAGAGTAAAACCCGCCGCCGGTGACGATCCAGAGCTTTCCGGCGAGAAAAACCGCCCGGCTCTTGCGGCGGGGCAGACCGGAGAGAAGCACCGCGGGCGTTCCGTCGTCCGCCCAGGCATAGAGCTTCGTTCCGGCGTGGGCAAGGCGCTTCACCGTTCCGCCGAACTCCGCGCCGAAGAGCCCGTACACGGTGTCTCCCAGACTCTGTACCGTCCGGTAGCCGAGCCGTTTCTGCGGCATGGCGCCGCCGTCCGCCACGATGTTCGTGCAAAGCGGGCTGCGGCAGCTCTCCACAAGCGACGGGTCGGTCGAAAAATCCGCGCCGCGAAAGGCGGCGTACCGTGTGCGGGTGATCCCCGCGCCGCGTTTTTTTCCCATGGTCTCACCTCCGGAAAAGGCTCTGCGCGACGCGCCGGTTCCCGCCCGGAAGCGCGGCGGCAAGCTGCGCCGCCGCGCGGTCGTACATCTGCAGCATCGCCCCGTAGTCCAGCACGAGATCCGGCAGCAGCTGCTGCGCCGCCACATAATACGGCATGCACTCGCACGCCTCCGCGTCGATCTCGAACTCGCAGCTGTCGGGCGCGTCCTGCGGGATCGTATTCGGCACGGCGAAATACTCCACAACGATCTCCGCGGCGTACCCCTCCGGCACAAGGAGCTTTCCGGCGCGCCAGCGGAGCGCTCTCGTCATGCGCCCGTCCGCCCAGACGCGGTACAGCGCCGAAAAGTCCGGCGGCATTTCGTACGCGGTCTTGCCCATGGCAAGCGGCAGCGCGTATTCGCGCACGATGCGCCGGATCTGCGCAAGCGTTTTCTGCGCGGTGTCGAAAAAGGCGGTCATTTTCTTTTCGATGTCCTCGTCGTGCTCCACCTCGCCGCCCGCGCTGTGCTCGTCGAGGAGCATATAAACCTTGTTTTTCGCTTCTCCCAGCGTCATGGCGCGCCGCCCCTCTCTCAAAGCTCGTCGAGCAGCAGCACGCGCACGTCCGTCCCGGCGGCGGAAGCGACGAGCGAGAGATCGAGCGCCGTGAACGGTACCGGGGTGCGCTCGCCGGGCGCGAGACGCCAGCCGTTATCGGCGGTGACGTCCTCGCCGTCGGCGCGGCGCTCCTTCATGTACACGCTGGCGGATTCGCTGTTGTTCTGCACCATGCAGGCAAGTCCACTCACGCGGACGGTCTGCGCGCTCGTGCCGAGGGTGAGCACGCAGACGGAATCGATCTTTTTCATGGTTTCTCCTTTCAGTTATAGAGAATGCGCAGCACGGCGGCGAGCACCGCCGCGCCGATGCCGGAGAGGATGCCGATGAGCCAGTTGAGCTTGGTGTTGATCGTCGCCATCGAAACATCCCCGGCGGCAAGGCGCTTCACCGTGTCGTCCTGAAAGCGGGTGAAGCGCTTCTGCAGCTCCGTAAGCTCACGGCAGGGCTGATTCTGGCAGTTAGGCTCCATAGAGCGTCACTCCCCTCCGAGCCGCGGGCGGACAATGCCGTTGTATACGGCGCTGAATCCCGCGGCCGCGGCGCCGACGGCAAGCGAGAGCAGGAGCTGCTTTCCCGTGCTCCAATCGGTCAGCGCCTCCTGCAGCACTGCGGCGTCCGCCAGCAGGTACGCGAGAGCCGCCTGCCAGAACGTCTTTCCGGCGCGGATCAGAATGTCTTTCGTTTTTTCGTTCATGTTGTTCTCCTTTCTTTTTTCACAATGGGCGGAGCAAAGCCCCGCCCCTACAAAGGCTCCCTTGTGTAAAGGGAGCTGTCAGCCAACAGGCTGACTGAGGGATTGTCTTTCTCCGCGTAAGAAAACCCCTCCGTCAAAACCTTTGGTTTTGCCGCCTCCCCTATCAGAGGAGTCAAGCAGGTATGCGGAATACTGTCTTGGCTCCCCCAACAGGGGCAGACTCTCCCCAGCGGGGAGAGATGTCGCCGCA